TGAAGGTCACTGAATCCGGCGCGGGATGCTGTCATTTCCCTATGGATCGGGACGTTGCATATTTCGAGCAGCTGACCGCGGAAAAATTGCGGACGAAGTACAACGGCGGCTTCGCCCGCCATTACTGGTGGAAGCCAGACGGGAAAAGGAACGAGGCGCTGGACTGCCGCGTCTATGCCTATGCCGCCCTGCACGGTCTGTTCAGCATGGGGCTGAATCTGAACCGGCGTGCAGATGCATTGCCGCCGCCGATGGAGCATACGGAATCAAAAGCGCCCGCGCAGAGGATAGCTCCGCGCAGGCGCATGGTGGTCGGGTCGAGGTATGTGTGAAATCTCATCAGCCCTTTTTATTTCTGATTCGGAATATAGTCATTAATGGTGAATCCGGTAGGCTCAATCATGTAGTCATCAACCACAGATGTGGGATGAAGTGTCATGTTCTCCATATTTATGGTTTGGATTAGCCATCTGGTCATCTTGTTGGTGACAGGATTCAGGCGGTTTTCTTTTACGACATGAAGATATTTGCGTTCTCCAGGAGAGCACCATTCGCGTGCGTAGCGTACGATCATGCCTTCGGTGATTGCTTTGCTTGCCATGATGAAATTCATCCCTTGAAAGAAAGACGTTAAGAATGTGCAGTGCGTGAACACATAGGAATTGAATTTGAACAATAAGTCAAGTTATTCCTTTGATTTTTATTATTAATTTTTTCATTGTTGCGTTAATTTTTCCCATCTGAAACGGAAACGCCCACGCAGAGGCTGGTTCCGCGCAGGCGCATGGTGGTCGGGTCGAGGTATGTGTGATCAATCATTATCGACAAACGGACGTTTAAGGCAGCATTCGTGGGATTTTCCTTTGGCAATCTTATTTCATGAAAACTTTTTCAACAAAGATAATGAGCAGGCAGAAAACAAGGGCACCTGCGCACCCCAAAAGGAAAGATGGAATATAAATCTTCATATGCTGCCCCCTAGAAGAAGATTTTTTCAATGAGGGCGCCCACGATGATGGACACAAACGAAGTTCCAAAACCAAGAGAGAAAGAAGTCCAGCTTATTTTCATGAGGGTCCCGAGGAGTTGATATGACTTTGGAAGATCATAAGGTCCTGCGCAACGCGCTTTTCCAAGCCCTGTGCCAAGGCGTTCTTACCGTGAAGGCCGGGGACAAATCCGTGACGTACAAGTCCAACAAGGAAATGCGCGATGCCCTTGCCCTTCTGGATGAAAAAATAGCCCTTCTTGAAGGCCGGGGCAAGATTAAGCGCATCCTGACCTACGGGAGGAAAGGCTTATGATGGAATCCATCCGAAGGAAGATCGGCGCTTTCATCGGCGGCTTCGACGGCGGTCTTACCACGAGGCGGCTAAAGGGATTCCAGGCCTCCCGCGCCCATGTGAACGTCCTCATCCAGCAGGCCGGGGACGACATGACGGCGCGGGCGCGGCACCTCACCCGCAACAACGGCTATGCCATCAACGCCGTGGAGTCCTGGGCGGGCAACGTGGTCGGCACGGGAATCAAGCCTTCTTCCAGGATAGCTGATTCTGCCTTGAAGGATACTGTTCAGAAGCTGTGGCTCCGGTGGACGGACGAGGCCGACGCTGAGGGGCTGACGGATTTCTACGGACTCCAGCGCCGCGCCGCACGGGAAGTGTTCATCGCCGGGGAGGTGTTCTTCCGCATCCGCCCCAGGCGGGATTCCGACGGGCTGACCGTTCCGCTCCAGCTTCAGCTTCTGCCTTCGGAGATGCTGCCGAAGCATCTGAACATGACGCTGGGCAACGGCCATGTAATACGCCAGGGCATCGAGTTCGACGCCATCGGAAGGAGGTCGGCCTACCATTTCTACCGCAGGCATCCCGGCGACGCCACTGAGCAAGACCTGGCAGGTGAAATCGTCCGCGTCCCCGCGGATTCCATCCTGCACATCATCGACCCCGTGGACGCGGGACAGCTTCGCGGCTACTCGCGGTTCGCCCCCGTGCTGGCAAAGCTGTTCATCCTCGACCAATACGATGATGCCGAACTCGACCGCAAGAAGGTGGCGGCGATGTTTGCAGGATTCATATCCCGCCCGGCGGTCGATGACATGGCGCTGGATACAGGTGATTCCACATCGGAGCCGCTCATGCCGCTGGAGCCGGGACAGCTTCAGGTGCTGGAGGACGGGGAGAACATCACCTTTTCCTCTCCGTCTGATGTCGGGGGCAACTATGAATCCTTCCAGTACAGGACTCTGCTCCAGGTGGCGTCCGGGCTGGGGATACCATACGTCAACGTCACATCGGACATGGTGAAGGCGAATTACTCGAACACCCGCGCCGCCCTGCTGGAGTTCCGCAGGCGCGTAGAGGCCATTCAGCATTCGGTGATGGTGTACCAGATGTGCCGCCCCGTGTGGATAAGGTGGATGGACGCCGCCGTCATGTCCGGGGCGCTGCCCATCGCCGGCTATGAGGAGCGCCGCGCCGACTGCCTCGACTGCGACTGGTTGCCGCCGCGCTGGGACTGGGTCGATCCCCTGAAGGACATCAATGCCGAGGTTGCCGCCATCAATGCCGGGCTGAAATCCCGGTCGCAGGCCATATCGGAGCGCGGCTATGACGCCGCCGAGGTCGATGCCGAGATCGCCGAAGACAGGAGGCGGCAGCATGAACTTGGAATTTTAACGGAGGGAAACAATGACGGACGCGCCAACTCTGGAGCCGATGCTGTGCGGAATGCCGCTGATGATATGCCCGGCGAAGCTGAACGCCGTGGCGGGCCTGCTGGAACTTAGCCCTGCGGGACTGGTGAAGCCATCCCTTTTGTCAATGGGAAGGCAATGCCGGGTGACGGAATCCGGCATCGCCATCCTTCCCGTGACGGGAACGCTGGTTCGCCGGGGCTCGCTTCTTTCTGAGATACTCGGCTTTGCGAGCTACCAGGACATCGCTGAAATGGCGGAGGACGCCTTCACCGATCCCGCCGTGTCAGGCGTCCTCCTGGACATCGATTCATACGGCGGCGAAGCTTCCGGACTGTTCGACCTCGCCGCCGAATTGCGGTCCATGTCCGGGACCACGGGCAAGCCGCTATGGGCGCATGCCAATGAATCCGCATTGTCCGCGGCATACGGAATTGCCTGTTCAGCAGACAGGATATGGGTGGCCCAGACCGCCGAGGCGGGAAGCGTTGGCGTGGTCGCGCTGCACATCGACCAGTCGAAAGCCGACGCCGACGCGGGGCTGGCCTACACCTACGTCTATGGCGGCGCCCATAAGACCGAAGGCAATCCCCACGAGTCGCTTTCGGACGGGGCAAGGGAACGCCTGCAGGCTGACGTTGATTCCCTGTATGGAAAATTCTGCTCGATGGTCGCGGAGGCAAGGCATCTTCCAGTGGAAGCTGTCAGGAACACGGAAGCGGGAATCTACAGGGGCGCGGATGCCGTGGACATCGGCTTCGCGGACCATGTCGGGACGCTCCGCCAGGCGCATGACGCGATGGCGGAGTACATACATCAAAACAAGGCGGCTCGGGGCCGCCTTTTTCATGCCCTGGAGGGAGCCATGAACGAAGAGGCTATGGAAAAGCTCAAGGCGGAGATCGAAGCGGACGCCATCTCAAGGATGACGGAGCTTAACGGCATCGCGGCGCAGGCGAAGCGTCTGGGAGTGGACATCGACCCCGCCGAAGCCATGCGGAACGGCATCACGCCGGACGCCCTGAGAAAACAGGTCCTGGAGCAGGCGGCGGCGATTGACCGTTCAACGGATATCGTGGCGGCCGTTGCATCGCCCGACGCACCTAAGAACGATGACAGGCTGATCGCCGCCGTCAGAAAACTCAATGGAGGCAAGTGATGGGACAGATATTCACATCCCCCGATCTGCTGGGCGAATTGCTCAAGCATGAGTACAGCCGTGAAACGTGCCGCGAGGTAGTCACGCTGGCGGATTCCGCAACGGGCTACAGGATGGGAAGCGTGCTCGGCAAGGTGACGGCGACAGGCAGCTATGCCCTTTCCCCGGCCACCGGGGAGGACGGCTCTGAAACGGCATGCGCCGTGCTCCTCTCGGACATCGATGCAAGCGATGCGGCAACCGAAGCCGTCATCCTTGCAAGGGGTCCGGCGATAGTCGCCGATATCAAGCTCGTCTATGACACATCCGTGAACACGGACGCATTGAAACAGGAAAAGCAGGCGCAGCTTGCCGCTCTCGGCATTGCGACCCGCGAAGCCATATAGGAGATGTTCCATGGCAGTGATCGTAAATCCGTTTGACGCGGGGGGCTTCACCCTCGCGCACATGACCAGGGCGATAAACCTGATCCCGAACACCTATGGGAAAATCCAGCAGCTCGGGCTGTTCAGCCCGGAGCCGGTCAGCCAGCGCACCGTCATCCTTGAAATGGCGGAAGGCGAACTCAGGCTCTTGCCTTCCCGCCCCGTGGGAAGCCCGGCGACCGTCGGCACTTCGGACAGGCGCACCGTGCGCAGCTTCTCCATTCCGCACATCCCGCATAACGACGTGGTGCTCCCGGAGGAAGTTCAGG